ACCATACTGGTTCTTATGGATATATTGATAATAATAGAAGTCATCTTTACATTAGAAATAATGTAGACAATGATGATGGTGGTAATATTTACATTGAAGCTAAATCTGGTGAGCGATCAATTGCTTGCTTTGATGATGCTAGTGTTGCTCTATATTATAACAACAGTCTTAGAATCTCCACCACTAATTCTGGTGCTACTGTATACGGTAATCTTAGCATTAATAATGATGTCACCATTGGTAGTGATTTAGTTGTCAGTGATTTTCTCGACGTTCAGGGTGGTGCTGAAATTGATGATGGAGTCTTACTAAGAGATCAACTTTATGTTCAAGGAAATCTACGAGCACTTGGTGTTTCAACTCTTGGAAACTATACATTTAGAAACGATGTAATTGAAGGTCCTGCTGAACTTATCATTGACCCTGCAGGCATTGGTGATAATACTGGTCTTGTTAGAATTAAGGGTGATCTTTATGTTGATGGTGATCAGTTTGTTGTAAGTTCTTCAACAATTGAACTAGCTGACCATGTTGTTGGCATTGCTTCCACAACTTCATCTGATCTACTCACTGACGGCGCTGGTATTGGTATTGGTGGTGCTTCAGTCCGTAAGACATTTACATATAATCAATCAAGCGATGCACTCAAGTCTAGTGAGCATCTTGACGTAGCTCTTAACAAGACTTATAAGATTAATGGAACTGAAGTTCTAAGAGCAGGTCAACTTACAATTGGCAATGCAGTTGTAACTGGAGTTTCTACACTTACAACTGTAAATGGTACAAATCTAACTTACACTACGGCAGATATTGATACTGCATACGTCACTACTGGTATCGTAACAACCCTACAAGGTACAGACGTTACCTATCAGAATCTCTATGGTGTCACAGGTATTGTTACCACACTTCAGGGTACTGATGTAACCTATACCAATGCTTATGTAAACACTGGTGTTGTTACAACTCTGAGTGGTACTGATGTCTTCTATACTAACGGCAACTTCACTTCAGCTGATGTTGATAATGCTTATGTAACTACTGGAATCGTAACAACTTTACAAGGTACCGATGTTACTTACACCAATGCCTATGTCAATACTGGTGTTGTAACTACCTTAAGTGGTACCGATGTCTTCTACACTAATAGCAATTTCACTTCAGCTGATATTGACAATGCATATGTAACCACTGGTATCGTAACAACCCTACAAGGCACCGATGTTACCTATCAGAATCTTTACGCTGTTACTGGTGTTGTAACGACAATTCAGGGTACTGATGCATCTTATACTAATGCTTATGTAAACACTGGCGTTGTTACTGCATTAAGTGTTCCTTCAAATGGAACTTTAGATGTTGATGGAAAAACTGATCTTGATGATCTAAATGTCGCTGGAGTAGCTACATTTACTGCTGGATCTAACGGTGACACTAAGATTGGTTTTGGTAACACTGCTCTAATTGTTGAAGGTGATGCGAGAATTATTGGTGTTCTTACTATTGGTTCTTCCAGTCTAACTCTTGATGGTGATAACAATATTATTAACGTTGGTTCTGGTGTTACAATCGATGGTAATACAAATGTAATTCAACTTGGTAGTGATGTTACTATTGATAGTGGTGGTTTGGATGTTGCTGGTGTATCTTCTATTACAGCAACTACAATCTTTGGTGATATTGATGGTGAATTGAATACACCTGGAAATACTCACTACGTTGCTACAACAGGTGATGATAATCACACTGGTGATAACATTAACCAACCATATAGAACGCTTGCAAAAGCACTAAGTGTTGCTTCTGATGGTGATGTAATTGAGATTGCAGCTGGTGATTATGCTGAGACATGTCCACTAACTGTTCCTGCTGGTGTTACTGTCAGAGGTAACGGAATGAGGTCTGTAACAGTCAGACCTACTGATTCAACAAAGACTGAAAACGTCTTCCTCCTAAACAATCTATCCACGATTGAAGATATCACAATCAAAGGATCTTATTATAGATCTGCTGGTGATACTGGATATGCATTTGCATATCAACCTGGAATCGCAATCACAAATAGAAGTCCTTATATTCAGAGAGTTACCGTTCTCAACAGAGGATCTAATGTAACTGCAGATGATCCCTACGGTTATGATACTGCGGATTCACCACCAACAAGTTATGTTGCTGGACGTGGTGCTAAAGTTGATGGTTCACTCGTAGATAGTGAGTCCATTGAAGCAGGAATGCTATTCAATGAGGTTACCTTCTTCACACCAAATAGTAAGGGCATCATTCTTACTAACGGTGCTAGAGCTGAGTATCTGAACTGCTTCCACTACTTTGCATCTGAGGCAATTGTTGGTGAATCTGGTTCAGTCGGTATCGCAAGTACCGCTGGTTCTAGACTTAACGTTGTCGGAGTAACCACAACTCTCTCTGCAAATGATGTTGTCAAACAGTTTGATGGTGGTGGTAATGTAGTTGCTATTGGTACCGTTAAGACCTTCGATAGCCCTTATATTGTACTAACCGAGAAAGGTTCTGGTATCTTCACTGCTATTGGTGCTGGTTCTACGAATGATGTTAGATTCTATGACTCTGACGGAACTACACAGAGAGGATATGCTGATAGAGTCGCATTTGCCGACTATACCATGTTCGGTGCAGAACTACGTTCTGTAGGTTGTGCTGTTGAATATGGTTCTAAGGGTGTCATCGCTGACGGTGATGGCGTCAACATGAGACTATTTGCTCTGAACTTCAACCATGTTGGTTCAGGTAAAGACTTCAGTAATGATCCAACGAAAGCTATCCAAGCTAATGAGACAACTGAACTGAACAATGGTGAGGTCTCCTATGTAAGTATTGACCACAAGGGTGACTTCAGAGTTGGTGAATCTTTCTACGTCAATCAAGAAACTGGTAGTGTAAGTTTTGCTGCTACTTCAGTTAACCTTGAAGTTACTGGTAACATGGATGTTACCGATGGTGTAGATACCTCTACATTAACACCAACTTCTTTGAGTGTTGGTAATTTACAACTTGCTGCCAATACGTTCTCCTCTACTGCTGGAGACATTGTTATTGATCCTGCAAATAACAGTGAGACTAGAATTCAGGGTGACTTAAGTGTTATCGGTATTCTGACCGCATCAACTATCTCTGTTGACTCTCTACAGACTGGTGATAGTTCTATTGCTATTGATGATACTGGTTCAAATGGAACTATCAGATTCAATACTGATGGATCTGAAGCTTTCAGAGTTGATAGTTCACAGAGAATTGGTATTGGTACCAATAATCCAGATAGAACTCTAACTGTTGAGGGTGACTTTGATACTTATGGTCAAACTCAACACTATGGTGATCTCAGAGTTACTGGTATCTCCACATTTGAAGGTGTCTCCGAATTTGAAAGTAATGTTACTCTCAATTCAGATAGTGCAAAACTAATAGTTGGTACTGATGATGATCTTCAAATCTATCATAATGGAAATGTATCATTCATCGACAATAACGATGGTAATTTATACATCAGGAACAATGTAAACAATGATGATGGTGGAGACATTTACATCCAAGCTAAGTCTGGAGAAAACAGCATTCTTTGTTCTGATGATGGTCCTGTTTATCTGTATTTTGATGCTTCTCAGAGATTCTCAACTAGAAGTTATGGTGCTCTACTGCGTGGAACACTGTATATTAATACAATAAATGGTCATGCTGGACTAGAAGTTGCAACTACTGGTGTCTCTACCCTACCAACATTAGTTGGTACTAATCTTACCTATGATAGTGCTGATATTGACAATGCTTATGTCACCACTGGAATTGTAACTACACTTCAAGGTACAGATGTCACATATGATAATGCATATGTCACCACTGGAATTGTAACTACACTTCAGGGTACTGATGTTAGTTACACCAGTGCTTATGTGAATATAGGTGTTGTAACTACCTTAAGTGGTACCGATGTCTTCTATACCAATGGCAATTTCACTTCAGCCGATATTGATAATGCATATGTCACTACTGGAATTGTAACTACAATCTCTGGTACTGATGTTAATTACACGAATGCAAATCTAACGTCAGCTGATATTGATAATGCATATGTAACCACTGGTATTGTAACCACTTTACAAGGCACAGACGCAACCTACGCAAATCTTTATGGTGTTGTTGGTGTTGTCACTACAATCTCTGGTACTGACGTTAATTATACAAATGCTAATCTAACATCAGCCGATGTTGATAATGCATACGTCACTACTGGAATCGTAACGACTCTTCAGGGAACTGACGCAACTTACACAAACCTTTATGGCGTTGCTGGTGTTGTTACATCTATTGCAGGTTCAAATCTCAACTATACTCAGGGTGTACTTGATAATGGTTATGTCGTAACTGGTATCGTAACTACACTTCAGGGAACTGATGCAACTTACACGAATCTCTATGGTGTTGCTGGTGTTGTTACATCTATTGCAGGTTCTAACCTAAATTATACTCAGGGTGTACTTGATAATGGTTACGTTGTAACTGGTATCGTAACCACACTTCAGGGTACTGATGTTACCTACACTAATGCTTATGTAAATACTGGTGTCGTAACTACAATCTCTGGTACTGATGTTAATTACACGAATGCTAACCTAACATCAGCTGACATTGACAATGCATATGTCACCACTGGAATTGTAACCACCTTACAAGGCACCGACGCAACTTATACAAACCTTTATGGTGTTGTTGGTGTTGTTACTACTATTTCTGGTACTGACGCTAATTATACAAATGCAAATCTATCCTCTGCGGATGTTGATAATGCTTATGTAACCACTGGAATTGTAACGACAATCCAAGGTACTGATGCATCTTACACTAACGTTTATGCAAACTCTGGTGTTGTAACTTCACTAAGCATTCCTGCTAATGGCACCTTTGATGTCGATGGTAAGACTGACCTAGACGATCTAAGTGTCGCTGGTGTTGCTACCTTTACCAATTCTTCTGGAACTGCATTACTTGTATCTGGAAATGCTAAGATTGTTGGAGTACTAACAGTTGGTAGTTCTAGTGTTGAGATCGACGGTCTAACTGATGAAATTCATGTTGGATCTGCAACCACATTACATACTGGTGGTTATCAAATTGGCAACTCTGACATTCACTCAAGTGGAGCTACACTAGAGCATTCAAATGTTCTCGGTGTTTCTACAGTTGGTGTTGAACTCAGTGCTGGTGGTGTTGTTACTGCAAATACTGGTGGTCTAAATGTTTCTGGCGTAACCACTGCAACTGCATTCCATACAGGAGCTGAAGGATCTGCAATCAGAGTTACTTCTGACACAATCTCTGGTCCTGCAACTCTGAACATTGATCCTGCTGGTGTTGGTGATAACACTGGAACAGTTGTTATCAAAGGTGATCTCCAAGTTGATGGTACTCAAACCATTGTCAACTCCAATACTGTTACCATCGATGACAAGAACATTGTTATTGCATCTGGTGCTGCTAATGATGCAGCTGCAGATGGCGGTGGTATTACTCTAGAATCTGGTGATGGAAACAAAACCATTAACTGGGTTGATAGTACAGATGCTTGGACATTCTCTGAGCATGTTAATCTTGCATCAACCAAAACATATAACATTAATGGCACTGAAGTCTTATCAGCAACAACACTTGGTTCTGGTGTAGTTAACTCTTCACTAACAAGTGTTGGAACAATCACAACTGGTACATGGCAAGGCACAGCTATTGCCAACACATATCTTGCAAACTCAAGTATCTCCATCGGTGGTGTTTCACTATCTCTTGGTGATACTGATGCAACACCTGCCCTTGATCTTCAAGATGCAACTAACTATCCATACGCTTCACTAACTGGAGTCACAACCAGTATTGTTGGTGATACAACTCCACAACTTGGTGGAAACTTAGATCTTAACAGCAGTGACATTACTGGAACTGGTGACGTTAATATCACTGGAAGTGTGACTGCATCTGCTGCTATAAATAGTAACACGGATGTTCAGATCAATGGAACTAGTGTTCTCACAAGTGCAAGTGATGAAGCAGTCGCTCTCGCAATCGCTCTAGGATAAAACATGGCAAATACGTTCAAAAGTTACACAAAAACTACTGTTACCAATACGTTAACAGACATTTATACTGTTCCTGCTTCGACAACATCAATTGTCATTGGTATTAGCCTTGCTAACATCCTAGATAATGGGAACACTGTTTATGCCGATGTCAAAGTTGATAAGAGCACTGGTGATGATGTATTTTTAATTAAGAATGCCCCACTTTATGATGGGGCAGCTTTTACTTTATCGGATACTGGTAAGATTATTCTGGAAACAGGTGATAAAATCCAAGCAATATCAAATACTGCAAGTTCAGTAGATATTTTAGTTAGCGTTCTAGAGCAAACCTGAGGATAGCGGTAAATGGCAAATATCGGTAAACAGCCCATAAGACTGCCCGTTGAAGTATATGATTCTACGGGTAATGTTGGTGCTGCAGCATCTGTTCTTACCGCAACAGGTTCAGATGGTAAGGTAGAATGGAAACCATCTGTTCAAGGTGCTGACGGTGCTCAAGGTACCACTGGTGCTCAGGGTACCACTGGTGCTCAGGGTGAAACAGGTACTCAAGGTGCCGATGGTACTCAAGGTTCTGATGGAGCTCAGGGTTCTGATGGAGCTCAAGGATCTACTGGATCTCAGGGTGCCGATGGTACACAAGGTGCCGATGGTACACAGGGAACTACAGGTGATATATTCACAGCTCAAAGTTATGATATAACTGTATCGAACCCTGGATCTGGAAATAGATATTATATTGATAACGTTTTACAAGATACTTTATATTTAATTAGAGGTCAAAAGTACGTATTCACCCAAGATCAGGGAAGTAATAGTACTCATGAAATAAGAATTTCTACCACTAGTGATGGAACTCATGGTGGAGGATCTCAATATACTTCTGGGTGGACTTATACTGGAACCGCAGGAACTGACGGTGAGGGATCATTTACGGTTCCTTATGATGCCCCAGATACTCTATACTATTATTGTATAAACCACTCTGGAATGGGTGGCTCTATAACAGTAAAAGATTTAAACGCAGATTCTTTACAAGGAACACAAGGAACAACTGGATCTCAAGGCACCGATGGTGCTCAAGGAACGACAGGATCTCAGGGTGCTGATGGTACTCAAGGTACTGACGGTACTCAAGGTGCTGATGGTACTGGTGCTCAAGGAACGACAGGATCTCAAGGTGCTGATGGTACTCAAGGTACAGATGGAGCACAGGGATCTGATGGTACTGGTGCTCAAGGTGCTGATGGTACTCAGGGTGCTGATGGTACTCAAGGTAGTGATGGAGCACAGGGTTCAGATGGAGCTCAAGGATCTACTGGTGCAGACTCAACTGTAGCTGGTCCCCAAGGTTCAGATGGAGCACAGGGATCTGACGGTACTGGTGCTCAGGGTGAAACAGGTACTCAAGGTGCTGATGGAACGCAAGGTAGCGACGGTGCCCAAGGTTCCACTGGTGACCCAGGTCCACAGGGTGCAGACTCAACTGTAGTTGGTCCTCAAGGAACTGATGGAGCACAGGGTTCAGATGGAGCTCAAGGATCTACTGGTGCAGACTCAACTGTAGCTGGTCCCCAAGGTTCAGATGGTGCTCAGGGATCTGATGGAGCCCAAGGGTCTACAGGTGCCGATTCAACAGTTGCTGGTCCTCAGGGTTCTGATGGTGCTCAAGGATCAGATGGTGCTCAAGGTTCCACTGGTGCTGATTCAACAGTGGCTGGTCCTCAGGGTGCTGATGGTGCTCAAGGATCAGATGGTGCTCAAGGTACTGATGCATCAGCTCTTGCTGCTCAAGGTTCTGATGGAGCTCAAGGTTCTGATGGATCTCAGGGTGCTGATGGTGCCCAAGGTGCTGACGGTGACCCAGGCCCACAGGGTGATGATGGTACTCAAGGTGCAGATGGTGCAGATGGCGCATCAACAACTGTACAAGCAACAACTCTTGGAAATATTCTTGCAATTACCAGTAATGAATTGCATATTTCCTCAGGTGCTCCAGCTAATGATGAAATTGTTTTTTATGACTCTGGTGGTGGAAGACTTGATTATCTTTCTCTTGGCAACAATCTTGAAATTCAAGACACAACGCTACAAGTTGCCGATGGTGGATCTGCTCTAACAGTTCAGAACGTTCAGGGTGATGGTGGAACTGTTGATGTTAACGTCAATAATGTAAGTCAAATTAACTTTGACGTTAACACTGGTTTCTCTGTTGAGGATAAAGGTAGTGGTGAAGTATTCATCTCCTTTGGTAGTGCGTTCAAAACTTGGTATGTAAGTGGTCAGACTACACTAATCGCAGACGGTGAGGATTCAATTGAACTCATTGCTGGAAGTAATATTACACTCACAACCACAACTACACATTCTGGATCTGCAGCAAAAGCAATCACTATCGCTAGCTCTGGCGGTGGTGGAGGTGGTGGAGGTTCTCAGGGAGCTACAGGTGCTCAAGGTGCTGATGGTGCTCAAGGTGCCGATGGTAGTGGATCTCAAGGTGCCACTGGTGCTCAAGGTACTACAGGTGCTCAAGGACCCTCTGATGGTGCTCAAGGTCCACAAGGTCCAAAGGGCGATACTGGCGACGTAGCATTCTCACTCGCAGTTGCTCTGGCTGCTGCATTATAAATATAGGAAAAGTAGTCATTAAATAACATGGCAAAGAAGTTAGTTTATAACTATACATTTGATGCGTCTGCACAAACCATTAAAATTACTGGTTTGTACACTCTCAGGACTCTAATCCTGATTACGAATGTAACAGATCAGCAAATCATCTATAACTTTGCCGACAGTAATGCTGGTGGTACAGTTTCATATAACTCTACGAATGATGAAACTACTATCACGCTAGAGTATGATACTACATCAATGTCTGATGGTGATGAACTTCAGATCTTGGCAGACGATGGTGGCGATACTAAGATTGATGCTGGAGAATCACTAGTAGACCCAGTACATAAGTTTAGGGTTTCTACGCCACAGAACCTAATTGATACTGACTTTGAATATGGTTTGCAACCAACAAAGTGGGAGACAATTGAATTAGTTAGTAATATACCATCTCTATATGTTCGTGACTCTGGAATTACTCTTGATGACATTTCTACCATAAGAACATTAGCTAATTCTGAAACTGTTACTGTTACTTTTACTCAGACTCATGGATTAAATATTGGTGATCCCGTTGAAATACAAGGAACAAGTTCAATAACAGCTAACGGAAAATATGTTGTAACTTCAACTGAAAATACATCAACATTTACATATAAAGCTAGAGCAGTACAAAGCACTACTGCTGATATTAAAACTGCATACACTACTATTATTCCTTCAGCACTCTTTGATGGTTCTGAAATTTTGTTTGATGAAACTGGAGTTGTCACTGATAATGCAGTGCCATCTACTCTAACAGTCACAACAGACTTTAGACATGGAATTCCTACAGGTTCTTCTGTTTATCTAAGAAATACAGTATCGAGAAAACAAGTTGTTATGAGTAATACTACTCCTGTGAGTAGTAATGCTCCTGATGGTGACAAATACTTATCTTTGGATACTAATTCACTTTATATAGCTAACCATGCCTTTGTCAATGGAGCTGATGTAGTAATTAGTCCAGATAGGGACACTAATGCCAATGCAGTATTGCCATCAACTACTACTGGTTATATTCCTCCAGAGAACAAAAGCGCACTTGCTTGTAATAGAGCGTATGAGGGTGCTAAAGTAGCTGCTGATACAATCAATGCTACTCATAAAGCTGCTAGTAATGGTAATTACCATAAACCAATTTTTATAGACACAAGCAATGTCAGTGCGGTCTATACTTGGGGGAATAGACGTTACGTAAATAGTGCATATCAAGCATTAAGGATTGGTGATCGTTGGAACAGATATGATGCATATATGTGGATTCGTTTCTTTCAAACCTCCAACAACACTACCAGGGCGGAATATAGATATGATGGTAATGCTCCAGGAAATGCAGTTTATGGACCTACAGCTTATGATATAGGACAACATTATAGGAGACATTCTGCTCAGTCTACTGGAGCTCCATCAACTCTATCTGGATATATTTGGACCAGATCAACACCAACTAAAAACTTTGCAGAAACTGTAGATTACTTTCTTGAAGTAAGAACGTATGAAGCTGCTAGTGATATGATCACTGGTTTTAACCCACCTCTTGATAGACAATATCATGGATTCAATAATGCAGATACTGGTGGCAATATTTCATTCGCTTATGCAGGACCTCGATATCCAAGGGGCACCTATAGTACCCTGAACAATATAGTGAATCATGGTAGTGGTTGGACTTATGTTTGGAGCTTTGTAAGGCATCGTCCTTATTACGATAATCGTTACAGATATTATACAGGCGGACTTGTTGTCCATATGACCATGTATAATACTGGGTGGGATCATGAATTGGTGTTGGGTGGACAGTGGTCACCACTCAATATCCAAAGCGGACGTGATTATTCATTGAGAATTTTTAATGGAAACCAGAATCAAGCGATTACTTGTGATTTAATATTCTTACATTATACTACTAGTGCTGGTACGATTAATACTACTTATGGTAGCATTATAAGTGGCCAGCAAATGGCTAATGAATTGATGACTGAAATTGCAGCTAAAACACAATTTGCTAATTTCACTAGCCAAACGGGAGATAATAATGCAAAAGTTCAAGTAATTTCGGATGATAGGATATCATTTGTAAATGATCAAGGTTCGCCATTCGATTTTTCATCTGCTGTTGATTCTACATCATATCCGATTATTGTGAAGGATTTAAATTCCCTAGCTGGTGGTAATGATAATTATTATGATGTCAGTGCTACAACTAATACAACTATTGAACTTGACACTACAGTTCAAGTAACACCAAGAGAAATTGAATGTAATGCTTCAGATGTTCTCTATAATGAGGATGAAGTCTGGTATTTTATTACTCCTACTGGAACAGACCACACACTCACTCCAGGACAAAAAGTAACATTTAATGTTGACAGTGGTGGCAGTGCTCCTACTGGTCTTAGTGATGGTACAGAATATTATGCTATTATAAAAGGTCCAAAATATTTCACTTTAGCTACTTCAAGAGATAATGCTGGTCAAGGAATTTCAGCAGTTAATGGAGCTGGATCTGGAAGTTTTACCATTCAAGTTTTCTCAGTTAGTGGAAGAGTAAGAGGAGTTGGTAATATTGCAATTGCTGATGACGGAGTTATTACTGGTACAAACACTAAGTTCAAATCAACTTTTAAAGTCGGGGATCAATTCACTGCTGTTGGTGTAGGCACTACTGTAAATACTTTCTTAACTGGTATTGTTGAATCTATTGTTAGTGATACTCAACTAGCTGCTCCTGAATTTGCTGGATTTAGTACGGACACCACAGCATATTTTGTTGACACTCAACTAAATGTAAGAACTGATGGTACATCACTTCATAGACCTTTTGATGGTGGTGTAGAGATGACTGCTGGATCATCCCCTGAAACTACAATTGTTCGACAAACAAGAAAATATTTCCGATATCAGTCTGGTAAGGGCATTCAATGCTCTATGGCTATTAACTTTAATCCATATAGATTAGCACAATCTGCATCTGGTTCTGGTACTGCAGTTACCATAACTACAGAATATCCTCATGGATTAACAACTGGAGATAGTATTAAGGTTAGAGGCGCATCAGATTCTGCATATAATGGCACATTTACACTTACTGGCACAACAGCATTTACATTTAGTTATACTGCTGGAAGTTCAGTCACTTCTACAGATCCAGATGGATTTATCGAATATGTGATTAATGGATATAGTAATGCTGGAATTCGTGCTGGTCTATTTGATTTCCAAAATGGATTCTTCTTTGAGTATGATGGATCTGATCTATATGCTGTAAGAAGATCTTCAGTGCAGCAATTGCCAGGAACTGTATCGGTAACTACTAAATCTAACGTTGTTCTTGGAACAAATACAAAATTCAGTAGTCACCTAGCTGCTGGTGATATGGTTGTTATCCGTGGTATGTCTTATCGAATTGCTGCCGTTATTGGTGATGATGAAATTCATATTCAACCACATTATAGAGGATCATCTAATCAGGGTGTTGTTGTTACTAAAACTGAAGATGTAAAAGTTGCACAATCTAATTGGAATATTGATAAAGCAGATGGTTCAGGTCCCTCTGGATATATCTTAGATATTACCACTATTCAGATGGTTTATATGGATTATTCTTGGTATGGTGCTGGTAAGATCCGTTTTGGATTTAAAGATACTTATGGACATGTGAAGTATATGCATGAGTTTATCCATAATAATAGATTAAATGAAGCATATATGAGATCTGGTAACGTTCCAGCTAGATATGAAGCATTTAATAGTGGAGGAGCACCCACGTTCATTCCATCACTATTCCACTGGGGAACTTCTGTTATTATGGATGGTGGATTTGATGATGACGATAGTTATCTATTCACTGCATCTGGAAACTCACTGAGTTTCACGGGTGGTGATGTTCAATCCATATACAATAATGCCGATACAGTACTTGAAGGCCGAAGAGATTGGTTTAGTCGTAGAACAAGTTGGTATGCAGTATTATCGTTTAGTTCAAATCAAGCTCAATACTTCGCTGCTGGTGTTCCACTCTACTGGGATGGTGGACAACCAGAATTAGATGGACAACCAGTAGCATTTACCCAATTAGATGGTAGCAATATTAAGGTATACGTATTCATTCAGTCCTCTAGAAATCCACCATCAGTATATCCAAATCCTAGTCAAAATGAACAAATTGGTGTTGGTGGACCTGTCGGTGGTGGAGGAGCAATTGATTTGAACACACGAATTCCACTAATTAGTATTCGACTTGCTCCTTCAGCAGATAATAATATTATTGGTGAATTGGGAGAAAGGGATATTGTCAATCGAATGCAACTTAAGATGAAAGAACTTGGTGTTTCTACTTCACACGATACCGAAATTCAAGTTCTTCTGAATGCATCATTGAGTAATATTCAGTATGAAAATGTAGGTGCTCCTTCACTATCACAATATGTTCCACATAAGGCAGGTGATACTGTTGATGGTGGAACAGTAATCTATAGATTCCGTGCATCAGGTGGTTCTATTGACTTGACTGGTAAACGATTACAAGCTTCAAACGCATTTGATATGAGTGAACTGCTTGATCTTGGTAATTCTATTCTTGGTGGTAATGATGTTTTCCCAAATGGTCCCGATTTGATTACGATTGTTGCAACAGTTATCAACACAGAACAGATTGATGCTGAGAATCCATATCAGGTTGCATCTAGACTATCTTGGGCTGAATCTCAGGCATAATTTGTTGATATACATATGATATAATGAATCATATGGTTGACTTCGTTAATGAAAACTCTTGCCCAACATTGCTTAGAGAAGGGTGGAATAGTTAATCCTCTAATTATTCCATCCGATTTTACAAATGGAACAGCTCTTTTTAATCCATCAGTTTTTGTTGATGATGATGGTACTATACTGACTGTTATTCGCCATTGTCAGTATACTTTGTATCATTCTGAAAAGAGGAACTTTGAGCATCAATGGGGTCCTCTTCTATACTTAAATCCAGAAAACGATATAAGTCTTACCACAACAAATTATCTAGCAGAGTTAGACGATAATTTGAAAATCAAACGTGTTTACGAGATAGACACGAAAAATCTTGACAAAAAACCTAAGTGGACATTTGTCGGTTTAGAGGATGCAAGGCTTGTAAAGTGGGAAGGAAAATATTACATTACAGGTGTTAGGAGAGATACTACCACAAATGGTCAAGGTAGAATGGAGATATCTGAAATTGATTATCCATCTAAACCATTAAGAGAAATTTCAAGACAGAGAATTCCAGCACCAGGAAAGAATGATACATATTGTGAAAAAAACTGGATGCCAATCTTAGATAAACCATTTCATTATATCAAATGGTCAAATCCAGTTCAGGTTGTAAAATATAATCCAGAAGATAGAACTACGGTTGATGTTTGTGTTAAAGATTTCAGAGAAGATGTAACTCAACATGCAAGAGGTGGATCGCAAGTAATTCCTTATAAGGATGGTTATATAGCTATTCAACATATCACGTATCTGTATAAGACTCCTGCAGGAAGGAAAGATGCAGACTATAGGCATCAGATTACGATGTATGATAAAGACTGGAATGTAATTAAACAGTCTAAGATATTCAGTTTTATGGGTGCAAGAATTGAGTTTACATGTGGGATGGCAAGAAAAGATGGAAACTTTTTAATTAGTTTTGGACTTACTGATAATGCCGCATATATTATGAGACTATCTGAAACTGCTTTGGAGGAATTTATAAATGAGTAACTTACTAAATGATTTTATTTTTGATCCTGAGAATTATCAAAAAAATTATGATCTGGGTCTAGAGTATTATAAACTTGGTCAGACAGCATCTGCTATTTGCTTCTTTCTCAGATGTGCTGATAGATGCAAAACTGAGGACATTGACCTTGCATATGAATGTTTGATTCATATTGGTGATTGCTTTTTCAAACAAGGTAATAGACTTGAGCATGTTCGTTGTATGTACAAACAAGCTCTTTCTCTCTTACCGAAAAGACCAGAAGCATATTATAAGTTAGCTCACTTTGAGAATATCAATAGTGGATATCCAAATGCATACTTTTTGTGCTCTCAGGCATTTGAACTGTGTGATTTTAAGGTAAAGGAATTCGTATATAATTGTGGATACACTGGAGAACATTGTATCTTATTTGAGAAGACAACAGCATCATGGTATTGGGGGAAAGTCTCTGAGAGTAAAGATGGTTTGACTAATCTTTATGAAAACCACTGGAATGAACTGACAGAAGAACAAAAAGATGTCGTCAAAAAACAGTTAATGGAATATCATAAAGTTGACATTGAATGTGTTATTGATAAGTTTTATGCGGATCCAAACAGTATAGAATGGGGCAACCTTACTAAAGATCCTGAAACTAAAGATTATCTTGCGACAGAATTGATCAATGGAATCTATAGTAAATTCTTTGATGTTGAGGAAGGTGATGTTGTCTTTGATATTGGTGCAAGTGTTGGATTGTTTCCTCTGACAGTATTGAAGAAGAATCCTAAAGAAATACATTGCTTTGAGCCAAACAAAGTATTGTTTGATGCCATGACTAAAAATTTAAAGTCATTTGATAATCTATATTTGAATAATATTGGTATTAGTGAAAAGAAAGGAGATGAAGTATTTTTAGAGTCTACTTATGCATATGATAATGATTCTGAAAAGTTTGTATCCACTACAACTTTTATGGATTATGTAAAGAGTAAAGGTATAGAAAAAATTGACTTTTTAAAAACTGACTGTGAGGGTGGTGAATGGGACATTTTCACTAAAGAAAATTATCCATGGATTAGAAATAATGTTCGTAAAATAGCTGGTGAATTTCATATTCATGGAAATCCACTGTTTAGAAAGAAGTTTATTGAATTTAGAGATCTTTATCTTAAAAATGCCGAGAATGTTGTAGTATTCTATTCAAACAAAAATACAGACGTTTATGAAATTGATGTTTGGGATGATAGTTCAGTTGAAAAGATTTCTTATTGCAATGTATCATTTGAGTTGAGTCCAGAATTTGATTGGGGACCACTCAATAAAAACTTCCGAAATATTATTGACGAAGAAATATTTAAAGAAAGAATGTATGAACAACACTTTACAGTTGATGACGGTGATGTTGTTGTTGACGTTGGTGCAAATTGTGGAGCTTTCACATATTCTATTCTAGATAAAAATCCAGAACACGTTTTTTGTATTGAACCCTCTTTAGAACTTGTACAAATTTTAGATAGTAATCTCAAAAATCATAAAGATAAAGTTACTATCATTGATAGAGCAATTTCACATCAGACTTCTAATGATGCGTTAATGTCCGCAGATGGAGTCTTCATATATAATCATGATTTTGATACATATAAGACTATTAATTTCAAAGAGTTTGTCGAGAAATATAATATATCTAAAATTGATTTTCTAAAAACAGATTGTGAGGGTGGAGAGTGGGATATTTTCACTGAGGAGAATCGAGATTATATAAGAAATAATGTCAAAAAGATAGTAGGTGAGTTTCATATCTGTAATATAGAAAACACCGTTTCTAAATTTAAAATCTTCAGAGATCTATATCTAAAAGATGTTAAAAACCTTCATGTCTACGAAAGATCTGGGAAAGAAGTAACTGAAAAAATATTTGATGATCAATTCTTAGAAGATTATAAAAAATGGTGGCAAGAAAAATGTCCTGATCAGGGCCAACTTATGGTGTACGTTGAATATGCAACTCAAATGAAATCACATTTTGGATTTAGTAAAATTCAAAAATCTACGACTTGGATAGTCGATAACTTCTATGAAGATCCTGATTCGATAAGAAAATTTGCATTAGATCAAGACTATCACATTGGTGGTATTGGTCGTGGATATATTGGTAATAGAACTCATCAACAATTTTTATTCCCAGGTCTTAAAGAAAGATTTGAAGAGGTGATGGGTCGAAAAATTACTAGGTGGGAAGATTATGATATGAATGGTAGGTTCCAGTACTGCTGGGCTGGTCAACCCAGAGTGTGGCATATGGACAATCAAATGTGGGGAGGTATGATATACTTATCACCAGATGCTCCATTTGAATGTGGAACTTCTTTATTCGCACATAAAAAAACCAGAGCTAGAAGTCGGGATGATGAGGGATGGGGAGTTTCTTGGACAGGTCCTGGTGATCCACATCTAGATGGAACTCCCTTTGAACCTGTAGATGTTCTAGGTAATGTCTATAATCGACTTGTTCTTTTTGATGCAAGTTGTATTCATTCCGCATCTGAATACTTTGGTACAGTTAAAGAAAACTGTAGACTATGGCAAATGTTCTTTTTTGATACAGAATCATGACTTTCGTTGTATATTCAAAAAATGGTTGTCCGTATTGCGACAAGATCAAGAGTGTGCTAGAGTTGTCTGAGCAGAAGCATGTAGTCTATCTGCTCGGGCGAGAGTTCACTGGACAAGAATTCTATGACAAATTTGGTGAGGGATCGACCTTTCCACAAGTAGTATGTGATGACCGAAAACTAGGAGGCTGCGTTGACACAATCAAATTCCTCAGAGAGCAAAAAATTGTCTAGACTTCCTATAAATAGAGGTGTAGACTTAATTCTCAACGGAGTCAAAAAACCAAAGCATTTATTTAACTTGAACCTTAATCAAAGATTCAAGTTCCTCAAAAGAGAAATATTCTTCAAACTGGATTTCTCTTTTGACATCAAGAAAAGATAGGAGAGGAACCATGTTAGCAGTCTCACTCGTTTTAGGATCATTCCTTATGATCGGTGCCTTTCTTACAGGATCCATTGTTGGATGGATTGTAAGAGAGAACGTAGTATCATTCAATGTTCCTCAGGGTTTGCACCCAGAAATGTACGACGAAGAAGGCGGGGTTCTCCCTGATCAACTTATCGCATTCCGCTTTGAAAATGGATTTGAAGACGACGAAGAAGACTATGACTAAACTGGAGACTAATTATGGCTAAAAAATTACCACCGAACCCACTGCAATCTGAAATCCTTCAAGCAGTATCAAGCGCAAAAACTAAGGCAACGAAAGTGAAACTCTTAAAAGAGTATCGCAATCCTGCCTTAGTTTCTCTACTCATCTGGAACTTTGATGAGTCTATTGAGAGTGCTATTCCTGAAGGAGATGTTCCATATACACCAAGTGATAAACCTCCTGGTGATGGTATTTCTAGACTCGCAAGTAGTCAGAGAATGCTCTATAATTTTGTTCGGGGTGGGAATAATGAATTAAATCGCACCCGTCGCGAATCACTGTTTATTGAACTGCTGGAATCTCTTCACGCAGATGAGGCGGAATTGCTTTGTTTAGTAAAGGATAAAAATATTGGAAAAAAATACAGAGTCACGCGAAACGTTGTTGCCGAAGCCTACGAGGACATCGTTTGGGGAAATCGAGTCTGAACTTATGGCATGGACTGAAGACGAACTAAATCTAACTAAGCAACGGTATGGTTGCACAATCCTAAAAGTGGATTGTAAACCTGCTGATGCAAAGGATCGTAGTCTTCCCACCGATGCATTTTTAGTTCAGTATAAGATTGATGGTGAGATTTTCTTTGATCTTGCCAGAGCTCAGAAAGAGGTTAAACTATTTGACATGTATTACGATAAATTTGGAAAAGGATTTATTGGTTTTAAGTGGGCAGAGGGAACAATCAAACCTAAACTTTGGGGATACAAACCAAAGGAGGAAAAGAAAAAGCGTTGAGGTTATGCTAAAATGTATGAGGAATTGAATTGCTTTGAGGAAGCCCTAAAGCATTTCGGTACAAGAGTTGAAGTTATCACTGCTATGGAAATGTCACGGAGAATCTCTCCTGAAGATGCCTACCAGATGATCAAAGATGAACTCAAAGAAGTGAAAAAATGTCGTAAACTTTTCAAGAATGAATCATGTTAAACTGATCTCTGTCACTCCTGATGCAGAGAAAAATATTGCATATTGTGCTCGCGTAAGCAACCCCAATAATCAAGAAAACGAAAAGATTGCTGGTCTTCTTAAATACTGTATCAATCATAAGCATTGGAGTATTTTTGAACAGGCATTCATGACTCTTGAGATCAACACTACTAGAGGACTGGCGGCCCAAATCCTGAGGCACCGTTCGTTCACATATCAAGAGTTTTCCCAGCGGTATGCAGATTCATCTCTGCTTGCCGATCAGATTCCAATGTTCGATCTTCGTCGTCAAGATACAAAGAATCGTCAGAATTCTATTGATGACATTGATGACTTTACTAAGCAAGAGTTTGAGATTCAGATTCAACGGCACTTCGCTTCTGCCATGGATTTGTATCAGGCAATGCTTGACAAAGGAATCGCCAAGGAATGTGCTCGTTTTGTGCTTCCTTTGGCTACACCAACAAAAATCTATATGAGTGGCTCAATTCGTTCATGGATTCATTATATCGATCTGAGATCTGCTAATGGTACTCAGAAAGAGCACATGGACATTGCCAATGAGTGCAAGTGCTTATTCGCAGGTGAATTTCCTGTAATAGCTGAGGCACTTGGTTGGACCTCTCATACTAAATAATTATGTGGAGATCCTAACTTATGGCAACATATCCTGTATTCAATCGTGAAACTGGCGAAACAAAAGAAGTCAGAATGAGTGTTCATGCATGGGACCAGTGGAAAAAGGATAATCCCGATTGGGAACGTGACTTTTCAGATCCCAGCACCTGCCCTGGCGTAGGTGAAGTAGGCGAGTGGCGAGATAAACTCGTCGCTAAGAAACCTGGGTGGAATGAAGTGCTCGATAGAGCATCTAAATCTCCTGGTTCCAGAGTAAAGAAAATTTAGTAAACCCAAACCCTTATGCCAGCTAAAAAGAGGAAGAACTCAGCCCAGCAACCCATTGGAGTTGGACTCACTGCGAAGCAGATGAAGAGGAAGAAACCAATCAACTCTGACCTGCTTCTTGACATTGAACCACTGACAGATAACCAGAAAAAATTCTTCACTGGATATCAGGAAGGAAAGCATTTAGTAGCGTATGGTTGTGCTGGTACTGGAAAGACCTTTATCGCCCTCTATAACGCCCTAGCAGACGTTCTAAATGAGATTACACCCTATGAGAAGGTTTATGTAGTTCGCTCTCTTGTAGCGACCAGGGAGATCGGTTTCTTACCTGGAGACCATGAAGATAAGTCATCTCTTTACCAGATTCCATACAAGAATATGGTGAAGTATATGTTTGAAATGCCAACTGATACAGACTTTGAAATGCTGTATGGCAATCTTAAAGCTCAGGAAACTGTAAGTTTCTGGAGTACCTCATTCATTCGTGGTACTACATTTGATAATGCAATCATCATTGTTGATGAATTCCAAAACCTGAACTTCCATGAACTAGATTCTATTATTACTCGTATTGGTGAGAATAGTAGAATCGTATTCTGTGGTGATGCTACTCAGACTGACCTCACCAAAACAAATGAGAAGAATGGTATTGTTGACTTCATGAACATTCTTCGCAAGATGCCATCATTTGATCTTGTAGAATTTGGGGTTGACGATATCGTAAGGTCTGGTATTGTTAAGGAATACTTACTAGCTAAAATGGAAATGGGAATCTAATGTTCAACCATATTAATGTAAGTCTCCCCTCATTGGAGCGGGAGACTATTGACGGAACTAGATATTACAAAACTCCAGACGGTAATCAAAAACTTGTTTCGATCACCTCAGTCATCAGCTGGGTGAATCGGGACAAGTTTTCCTCTTGGAGGAAGAAAGTTGGTGAAGAGGAAGCAAACAGGATTACCAAGGCAGCAACTAGCCGTGGAACTGATATGCATACTCTCACTGAGCATCTTCTTAAGAATGACGAACTTCCTACTGGTTCTGTGAAACCTATGGGAGAGTTTCTTTACTTAATCGCCAAGGATGATTTAAAGAAAATCGACAATATTCACGCTCTTGAAAGTTCCCTATATAGTTTGCGATTAGGTATCGCAGGAACGGTAGATTGTATTGCAGAATACAACGGCGAACTTGCTATTATCGATTTCAAGACTTCTAAGAAACCAAAACCAAGAAAGTGGATTGACCACTACTTTGTGCAAGCTGCAGCATACGCTTGTATGTTTTATGAACTTACACAGATTTCTGTCAAGAAACTAGTCATCATTATGGCTTGTGAAGACGGAACTTGTGAGGTGTACGAGGAGTATGATAAAATGAAGTATATTAAAAAATTGGATGATTATGTCAGAAACTTCGTTAATTCTAAACTTTCCCAGTATGACAAATGACCTTAAGAAAGAAATCGAGAAGAAGTTCATTACATCTGAGAAGTTTTCCCAAGATGTAGAGCAGATTGTTCTCAAAGAAAAAATGAATTACATTGATGCAATTTTGCATTATTGTGAAGAGAACAGTGTTGAAATTGAATCTATTCCCAAACTGATGAATAAGCCGCTTAAGGAAAAACTTAAGTGGGACGCTGTTCGTCTAAACTTTATGAAGAAAACATCTAAAGCGAAGTTGCCTCTATGAGCGATTTTATGGAGTCTGAGTTTGTTCAGGAAGGTCTGGACAACATTCAACGTCTGCAACATGAAATCTATGCAGACATTATGGAATATGATGATTTTGATTATGAAGATAAGATGAATCATCTTAATAAGATGAGCGAACTTGTGAATGCTCAAGAGATCATGTACGCTCGCATGTCTCTGAGCGATGATCCAAGTGCAGTTGAAAGAAAAGAAGCAATTCAAAACTTTGTCAATCTCATGGGATTCGGTCATGGCACCGATGTCAGGGCAGTCTTCACTGAACTACATCAGTACATCGACAAGATGAAAAAGGAGCTTGACGCCCGATCCTGAATCACCTATAATAAACACGTTCACAACACAGGCCAAATCCGATGTCCTTTTCCGATCTAAAAAAGAAATCCTCTCTCGGTTCTCTCACCAACAAACTGGTGCAGGAAGTCGAGAAAATGTCTAAGACTGGTGGTGGAGACGATCGTCTCTGGAAACCCCAACTAGACAAGACTGGTAACGGTTATGCTGTTATCCGTTTCCTCCCTGCTCCTGATGGCGAAGATCTGCCATGGGCAAAACTGTATTCCCACGCCTTCCAAGGCCCTGGTGGTTGGTTCATTGAGAACTCTCTCACCACTCTCGGACAAAAGGACCCAGTATCTGAATACAACTCTCAACTCTGGAACAGTGGTCTAGAGTCTGACAAAGATATTGCTCGTAAGCAGAAGCGTAAACTGTCTTACTACAGCAACATCTATGTCGTCAAGGATCCCGTCAATCCTGACAACGAAGGTAAAGTCTTTCTCTTCAAGTTTGGTAAGAAGATCTTTGATAAGATCACTGCTGCTATGCAACCTGAGTTTGAAGACGAAGAACCCATCAACCCCTTCGACTTCTGGCAAGGTGCCAACTTCAAACTGAAGATCAAGAAAGTTGCTGGTTACTGGAACTATGATTCTTCTGAGTTTGCACGTCCTGGTGCTCTACTAGATGACGATGATGCTATGGAAGCAATCTGGAAGA